CATATTCTGCAAATGTTCTAGCGTGTTTTTCAGATGTACAGAAATTTGACATATCAAAAACTTCTCTTGGATCGCTTGCACTACCACCTAAATCATCTCCAAGTCTTAAATCTAAAACTTCAGTTTTAGCAAATCCATTTTCTACTTCTTTGCGGTATAAAACTCTTGCTTGAAACAGTTGTCTTTCTTCTGGAGATAAGAAACTTACCTTAAGATTTCTTGTATTACCGTCAGTAAATAATGCTTTTACTATTGTACTTGCTATAACATCTCGATCTATTGTATTATCTGTGTCCTTTACAGGAACTGTTGGTGTTAAAGAAAACTGTCCTCCTTTAATAGTGAAATCCAATAAACAAAAAGCTGCATTTTGATAGATAAATTCTCTTAAATTTTGTTGTTGAGTGATAACCCCATCCCAATATAATTTATTTGCTTCACAAAATTCTGAAGCTTTTTTCATTTCTTGCTTATTTATTTGATTCTCTCCGATTAAATTACCTGCACCGTTTACATCGTCCTCTAATAAATGATAAGCAATATCAGGAAATAAATTAGATGATTCTGTACTGCCAGTTATTAAATTTTCTACCTTAATACCGTTTTTCACATAAACAGACAGTTGAGAAAAATTATTAAATTCCTTACTGCTATTCATTTTTAAACCGATATTTGATAATTGACTATAAGGTAAACTACTTGATCGAATCATTTCGTTAACATAAGTAATCTGATGTTCGGGTTGATCTAAATGGCTAGGTCTTTCTGCGTCAAATTTTATATAGTCAGCAATAGCATCAAAAGGATTTAAGTTCTGACCTGCTGGCCAGGGATCTGTTACATAAGCACCAAAGTCTACACTACAAAAAACTTTTTCATCTCCACCAATTTCATTACCATTTACTGTTACTACAGGAAAAGGAATAATAACTGCATCTCCTTCTTTATATCCAGTTCCTTTATTTATGATTTCCCATTTTTTAGCATTATTATCATACAATTCAACTTTTAATTCTAAGCCCGATCCAGAACCTCCTGTAGGAAATACAGTTTTATTTTCATAGCCTGAAACCAATCCATCAGTTACATTTCCTAAACGTGATAAAACTATTTTATATTTATCATCAAAATCATCATTGTCATTTATTATGGCTTCTCCAGGAGAATAACGTATACCACCTGTTATAACACTAAAGTCAGTATTATTTGCAGCAAAACCTCCGTTTTTTCTTTCTCCAAAACTATATCCACCTTTGCGTTCATCTTGATAATAAAAAGTTAATCCAGTTCTCTTTTTAGGAGTAGTAGCATATTTTTCTGTACGTTGATATACATAAGATCTATTTTCTGAATCGTCATCATATTTCGTTTCAAAGGGTATATATTCCTCTCTGGTTGCTGGCGTGCCAACAACAGAACGATCAAAAGATAAAACTTTTCCTTGACTTGCATCATCAGATTCTGGTATCTCTCCTAAAAACCATTCAGGATTACTGGCCCTTGATGCTGTTAAAACATAATTTGATTCTCCATTGAAATATATTGAGTTGATTCCAGAACTATCACTATTTATATGAGCAAGTTTTGTTCCTGTTAATAAATTTATTTCTTCTCCTATATACTGAGACTTAATTAAATTTCCAGGCACAGGTTCTAACTTAAATTCTCTTAATTCTTCATCAGTATGATTAATTCTTATAAAGTTATATTGTGGTTGAGGTGTTCTACCTAAGACAGCAAAAGGTTTATTTCCTATTTTTGTCCAATTATTTTCTCCCACTGTTCTTGCATACAAATCAAAAAAACTATATCGTTTCACATATTTACTCATCTGACCTAAAGATATATTTCCATTTTTCTTTTCATAAT